TGACACAGCAGCGTTAAAGACTATTACTAAAAAGTACGGAAACATACTGGTAAACGGTGCTGATGTTTTTCAGGACTTGAAGAACATGCAAGTTATCCCTGTTAGTCCAGCCTTAGACTACGCTCTTGGAGGCGGCTTTAGAGAGGGGACTTGGGTTCAAATGATTGGTGATCCAAAGTCTGGTAAAACAACGACAGCTTTACAGTTTGCTGCTAATTGCCAAAAGAAGGAATATGGTGAACGTCCTATATTCTATGTTAATGTTGAGGGTAGACTGAGTACCAAAAATTTTGAAGGAGTACATGGTCTTCAGGCTGACAAGATCACGGTAGTTCAATCTGAAAATGAAACACTAAGTGCCGAACAATATCTTGGGGCTGTGGAGAAATTAGTAAAGGCTCATCCTAACTGTGTAATTATTATTGATTCAATATCTAGCTTAATAGCACAGCGAGATTTAGACGAAGAGGTTCGGGGAGATTATAGACCCGGAGTTCCAAGGATTCTATCTAACTTCTGTAAAAAAATGAGTAGCGTAGTCCCCAAACAAAAGGCTATCGTTATAATGATTACCCATTTTATAGCTAACACTGGTGGTATGGGTAAAAAGAAGGTAGCAGACGGTGGTGTAAAAGTGCGTTATCAAGCAGACACCATTCTTGAGATAGCTTGGATTCAAGCTTGGAAAGATAAAAACGAAGGAAATCAAATAGGTCAGGCAATGCACTGGAAGGTTATCACTTCTGCCCTTGGCGGTTTTGTTGGCGGCGAAGCTATTGGCTGGCTCAGGTATGGAGTTGGAATTGATTACAAGCAGGAGATGTTTGAACAAGCTAATGACTTTGATTTAATTTCTGCTGCTGGAGCTTGGTATACTTGTGACTTCTTGGTTGAAAATACAAAACCAATCAAAAAGCTTCTTGAGGCAGAAGGTATTAAAGAAGACGAAGAAGAAAAAATCATTAAGTTCGTTAAGTTTCAAGGACAGAATAAGCTCAAAGAATTTCTTGACACAAACGATCTTTGGTCTTCTTTGCAAATTTCATTAAAGGAAATGCTGTTTTGAAGGCGATAGGTTTTGATGGGAGGGATCGCAATTGGAACGTTTCCAAGCATGTTGTTCACGGGGACGACAAAAGACCTCGATCTAAATTGCACATTTCTGCGAGAAAACTCTTGCGTGATGTATTTCCGTATGATACAATCCTTGAGGAAGTTCCACTTCCCGGTTCACATAAGCCATCAAGAAAATCTACTCTATTTGTTGATTTTTTGATACCGTCAGAACTTCTGGCGGTCGAAGTTCACGGGCGGCAGCACTTTGAGTTTGTCGCCCATTTTCATGGCAACAGAGCGGGTTTTAGGAAATCAAAATCGAGAGATAGGGACAAGGAAAACTGGCTTAAAATTAACGACATCACTCTTGTTGCATTAAGTTATTCGGAATCAGAAGATGAATGGAAAAGAAGAATTATCAATAGACAAGCTTGAGAAGTTTATAGAAGACTTGGAAAGCTATACTAATACAGAAGGCGTTATAGACATAGAGCATAACCCTGAAGTTAAAGGTATAATAAACCTTAGTTCTTTTGAGTTAAAGTCTTTGACAGCAGAAGAGTGCTGTGAGAAAGCTTTCGTTGTACAGGGTTACTGCAACTACCTACAGAAAATATACAATAAACATCTAGCTAGATTTAAGTGGTGCGAAGAGCTTATTAACCATACTGTTGCTAGTAGGGCTAATAACTTTGATAAGTATACAAAATGGGAGGTAAAAGTAAACTCAGTTATAAGAGAAGATGACTTCATACAAAAAGTATGGAGAGTAAAAAGAATTGCTGAAGGAAGAATAACCATATTGACCGACACAGTAAGAGACGTTAGAAGACAAGCTGACACCTTACTAGAACTTGGACGGAGAAGAAGAAATGAATCCTATAGACACAATTAAAAAAGGCATATTAAACAATGATATGGAGCAAGTTATTCAGGGCTTTTCAGCCCTCACAGGAGAAGAAGTCAGACCAGCAGGAGGAGGGGCAGAACAAGGAGGAAGCCCAGAGCCGGAGTCAGCCACAAGTGAATCACACGCCGAAGCCGTGCAGTCACCAGTGCAGGTGCGGTCGAAAGACTTAGACTTCTCTACAGAACCCAGAGATGTTGAATCAAAGTTTGGTAGAAAAGAACCTATCCAAGTTGGTGATAATCAGTTTATGGATGATGGCGTTGAAGCCAAAGATGTTACAACACCAGATGTTCCCAGAACAAAAAGACGACCTCCTGTTAAGTTGATTGAGGTATCGTGTCACGTATGTGGTACTAAGGAAGAGATTAACCCAGCATACAAAAGTGGTACTTTTCATCGTTGCAGCAGGTGTGTTGGTTAATGACAAAGGAACTTAGCAATCTCGTTGCAGAAAGAGCTGTTCTTGCTGGACTTATCCAGCATGGAAGCGATGCGTTTATTGATATCAATGGAACAATAGACAAAAAATCTTTTACCTCAGAAGAAAACCAAATAGTTTGGGCGTGTCTTCAAAAGCTATTTGAAAATTCAGACACGGTTGATTTGCCCACTTTGTATGGGGCTGCTAAAGCTATCAACCTAGACTCCGTATTCATGGAGCGCGTTCCTAAAGATTATTATAAACGTCTTTCATCAATAAGCGTAGAACTAAGCAATGTCAAGCATCAAGCATTAACCCTTTGTAAGTTTGACATAGCAAGAGATGTTTATTTGACAGCATCTCAAATACAAAGAAACATCAGTGAAATCACTGGCGATGAAACAATAAGCCAGATAATAAGCATTGGTGAAACCCCCTTCTTTGATTTCTCTGCCAGTCTTAATAACCAAGCTGAAAATGCCCCTGTTCATATCGGGGATGAAATTGATGAATACGTCCAACACTTAATCGACAACCCTTGCGAAATGATGGGTATAAGCACTGGTTTCCCACGTTTTGACAAAGCTATTGGGGGTGGGTTAAGGAGGGGTAATGTAGACCTAATTGGTGCTAGAGCAAAGGCTGGTAAAAGTTTATTCGCAGATAGTGTCGCACTGCACGTTGCGGGAAGCTTGGGTATTCCAGTTTTAATGCTCGATACGGAAATGTCTAAAGAAGACCATATCCATCGTTTACTTGGAAACATAACCGACATTCCAATCAATGACATTTCGACAGGGAAATTTGGTAAATCCCAAGGGCTGCAAGAGAGGGTTCGTCAAGGCGTAGAAAAACTAAAAAGCATACCCTATAAGTATGTTACCATTGCTGGTATGGATTTTGATGAAACCCTAGCCGTTATGAGACGATGGAAAGAAAGAGAAGTTGGCAAAGACGAAAACGGAAAAACTAAGCCATGCTTAATTATTTATGATTACCTAAAGCTAACCAGCTCTTCTCAAGTAAACAACATGAAAGAATTTGAAGCCCTTGGCTACCAAATGCAGAGCTTAGTTAACTTTGCAATCAAGGAAAACGTTCCTTGCTTGTCGTTCGTGCAATTAAACAGAGATGGTTTAACGCGCGAGTCTGAAGATGTCATTAGTGGATCAGATAGGCTTTCTTGGTTTTGTAGTAGCCTTACACTATTCAAAAAGAAATCAGACGAAGAGTTAGCAGAAGATGCTGGAGCTAGTGGTAACAGAAAACTAATTCCCTTGATTGCTCGTCATGGCGGTGGTCTTTCTGATGACTTTGATTATATCAACATGAATCTGAATGGTGATTTCGGAAGAATAGACGAAGGCTTTACAAAGTCTGAATACGTTTTAGCCAACAAGAAAAAGAAAGAAGGGTTTGACAACAGCGTACATAGTGGAGAAGAAGGATTTACTATAGAAGAAGAGATTGACCCGGAGAAACCATTTTGAGAAAGCTTTCAACAAAAGAACTGAAAAAGCTTTCAGACTTGATTGCAGCTAATATAGTACCTATACTTTCTACAAGGTTTAATATAGAAGTTAATGACTTTGGCGACTATATTTCTTGTGCTTGTCCAGTACACGAAGGAGATAACCCAAACGCTTTTACAATGAACGTTGAGGTTGACCATCCTTATTTTGGATTATGGAAGTGCTGGACTCAGGACTGTCACGAAGATTGTATAAATACACCAGTTGGGCTAATTCGTGTTTTGCTTTCCACAACTTCAGAAAAAAATGTTTCATTTGATGAAACCGTTGAGTACTGCATGAAATTAGTAGAAACCAACTTTGAAGATCTAAACAAGGGTTCTAGCTCAGTTGACTTTAGCAATAGACCTTCTAGACTTCAAAAAGCTTT